CGTCGCTCGAACCTCTCTGGAGGCTGGCAACTCCCCGAAAATGATCTTCCGCCACTACCGGGAAATCGTAGATGAGGAAGCCGCCCGGGCATGGTTCGGGATCATGCCACCCGATGGCTGGATGCCAGTCGGGCTAAACCTCAGCCTGCGGGACCGCCTAGTGCGTGCACTAGCCCAACATGGGTCACCATCTGTTGACAACTCTAACCTCGCGTAACCATGAAAGCCATTATCCAATCCAATACCAACCAAACCATGAACAGCAGCCACTCCGATTCTACGAATTGTTCTCCAGTCACGAATCGGCCAGTTCTGATCAGAAAGAAGGAGCTAGCCAAGCTTTTGTCAGTTTGTCCTCACACGATTGACGCGTGGGTTCAACGTCGGGAAATCCCCTGCATCAAAATGACGCCACGTCTTTTCCTCTATGACGTTGATGCGGTCATGGAAGCCATTCGGAAGAAATACCAGATCGATGTAGCCTGACTCTAATTACAAAACCCCGGACGGTCGAAACCATCCGGGGTTTTTTATTGTTCCCTATCTGCGGAATTTTTTGAGCATGCTCACCAGCGACATGATGCCGACGATCAGTCCTACTATGAGCGAAGCCACACGCAGCGTCCACTCGACCTGCTCTTGCAGGGAGGTAATCACGCCAATCACTGGGGATGCTACGCCGACGATGGCCTTGAGAATGTAGTCGATGTCGAGGTGGTCACGCATGGTTAGGAGAAGTGGATGGAAATGGCATGGAGAACTTCCAGGCTCGTTGCCTGTTCGATAGCGGCATGATATTGGGCTTTCTGCACCCAGAGAGACTGGTAGGCATTGCCGTAGGTCAGTAGGAGTCCGCGCAGCTCCGCCACGGTTTTCATGTGGATTTGGCCACTGCGATCCGTCACTGGGACCGATGCTGGCAGTTGCTCCAGTCGCTCCGCCTCGGCCAGCATGACAAGGAGTTGACTGAAGGCATTCCGATCCGTTTCTTGGCATCGAAGCGTCAGACTACCCACGGTGATTCCCTGGGTGAGTCGCTTCACCCAAGTGGATTCCAGTTGCTGTCTCCTGGCGACCTTGGCGGATCGAAGTGCCAAATCCTGTAGCTGATTCTGATTCATGAGATTCTGGTGAGTGTGACGGTGAGACCGACTTCGTAGCCGGTGCCGAAGTAGCCGAAGAAACAAAAGCCCGCCCAATCAAAGGACAGGTCTGCGGTAAAAGTGATCTCGGCAAAAATGTCGCTGGCGTTCATGGGCGAGCCCGTGAGAATGGCTGTGAAATCTGCGAGTGAGTTGATTCCCGCGTCGAGGTAAGCGGAGTTGACCACTTGCACATTCGATACGGAACCATTGCCGTAATTGACGTAGCCGATGCCAAAATTGTCGGTAGCAGGAATGGATGTGAAGTTGTCGAACCTGACGTGGTAATTTGCCCCCGCCTGCAGGTAGCCAAAGGAGGTCTGATTCTCGTAGCTGTTGATCACCACCTGATGGACCTGAATGAATGGCTCGCCGGTGCTGTTGAGGTTTTTCCAGCCATCATTGCCCGGAGACATGTCGTCCTTGGTGCAGATCCAGATTTCATTGCCCGAGCATGCCAATCGACCTCTCCACCCAGGTGTGCCCCCATCCACCGTATCAGGACTATTGCTGGGAACGAAGTCCAACACGGCAGGATACCACGTCCCGTTGATGTTCTGCATCGGCATGGTCAGATCAGGCGGCACTTCCTGAGCATTGATTGCGGATCGCACATACGTTTGCTCATTCGGAGAAAGCGACTCCTGTGTGTCGTGTCGCAAGTATTGAGGATGCGGATCCTCGCTGCTCTGGTGGGCCGTGATGGCCTCGCTGATGGCTGCTGTGGTGACGATGCTTTCAGGCGCTGGATAGGGAGGCTCTGCGGATGTCGGCACGCCTTCCGTTCCTCGGTTCACGTCGTTCTCCACGATGACCGTGAAGGTGCGTGTGGAGGTTGGCTCTGCCGTGCCTACGCGCCACGTGATTTCCCCCATGAGAACGATTTCGGAGAGCTCGTTGCCGGTCGAAGATCCCACGCCAAGGGCCGAGTTGAGTTCCTCGGTATTGAATGATGGTGAGCAGCGATAGATCGGCGTCTCCTCGGGATCGGGCATAATCCAGTTCGACGAGTGGACCAGGTAGCCGATGTCGTAGCGCTGTCGGGGTTTTATGCCGAATTGAATTTCCAGTTGCGCAGGATCACCAATGGCTACGGGAGTCGTGCCACCGGCGAGGAACATGACCTCGATCTGGGCGGCGTCGCCACGTTTGAAGCGAAGCGAAGTCACAGGATTGCGGAATCCAGGACTTTCGATGAGTTGCAGAGTTTCCAGATCAATGTGGAGCTTCACGCCCATGAGTGCCTGTCAACTGATGACCACCGAGGCATTCCAGAACACATCATTGTTGGCAATGCCGTCGCCCGTGGACCCGGTAATCTCGATGATGTGACCGCATGGCCTGTCTTCTAATGGCAGCGAAACGACGAATGGGCCGACAGTCACGGTGTCGTCAGGGTCTTCGCTGGTGTCGGTGCTTTCGCGGAAAAAGACCTGAGCGCCATTGTGGTAGACGCGGATCCAGTCGTATCCGGCATTGAGTGTTTCGATCTGGCCGTTGAGTGTGATCTCGATGTTGGTCGCGCAACAGATGCCGAATTTCACTGAGCCTTGTTGGGGAGTGTTGTCTTGATAGGCGCGGTAGATCTCCCACTGGTTTGGCCCAAGCTCCGTTGCAGCATCCTTCAGAATGGCTACGGTGCGGCGAGTGGCGGGCTGGCAGCAATAAGGGTTGCCGTCGAGAATGATGGGCGTGATGAGGTGTGCCATGGTCAGTCGAGGGTGATGAATTTTACGGGCTTGGGTGTGCCGTATTCGCAGATCATGAATTCACGGACGAAGAGCTTCTTCTCCCCCTCCGTGATCATTAGGCCATCCTGCCATTCCAAGAAGGGCTCACTGGCACTGGAGTCACCTTCGATCACCAGAGTTCCGTCCTTGTCATTGCCTTGCACGCGGATCATTTCTTCTTCCTCCACCACATCGATCTGATGCTGCGATTCCCGACGATGGATGGTGCGGAATTTGTAGATGTTTTCCTCCTCGTCGTGTTCTTTGTAGACCCGCGAGCCATCACCGACATTCTCGCCCGTCCATAGCTGTGCCCAGTGCTCGATGTCGCTTTGCTGGAAGACCACAACCGCAGGTGAGCCGCCATCGTCGATGAGCTTGAAGAGCTTGACGAAGTAATTGCCGTCACTTCCCGAACCATCCGGATCTTCGGGATAGTAGTGGTTGCCGTCTTGGTTTTCTGAGGAGACAAAGACCTGCGGTTCCTCGGAGATTTCGCCCATGGCATCGGTGGTGAATCGGCACCAGAGCGTGTCACCTAAGGTCATGCCGATTTGCGGCCGCGGGATCGTGTCGAGCGTCTTGTCGCCGGCCTTGGGGATGTGGAATTTCACGGCGGGCTTCGACTCACTCTTGGGCTTCCGCTCGATCACCCATCCTTCCTTGATCGTGACCAAGTATTTGCTTTCCTGCTTCTCGATACCGATCACGGAAAAGGGTGGCAGACCTGCATGGCGCGATGCTGTGGGAGACTGTCGAGAATAAGCAAATCCACCCGACGACGCGATCAACTCCAGACCTGTTCCAGCGCGTGGTGTGCGTGCAGCAATCGCCTCCAGTAGTAGATTCCAGTCGGCAGCGAGGATGGGATCTCCCGGCTTTTTTCGTGGGGGTAAGCGCATGGCGATTAGTCGTTGTAAATTTCTGCGTCCCAGCCGCCACGGTCACTGGCGAGCCATTCCATTTCGATGCGAAATGCTTTGCCTTCCTGCGTCTGAGTCACGCCATTGAGTAACCAGTTGCGCCCAGAAGCTAAGGACGGCACCGGGCCGAGTGGTTCGTCGATCTTGCCGATGTTGTTGAGCTCCGTGGCCTTCACCTCCTTGTTTCTCACCCAGCTTTCCTTCCAAATCACACGCGGGCTGTAGTAACTGGTCTGGCCTCGCTCGAACTTTTGCAGAACCTCCTTACCTCGCTGACTTTCGACCTTGTCTCGTAGCTTGTTTCCTTGGTCGTCCTTGTCCTTGCCAGACTGGATCAACTGGAGTGCCTCCAGCTCCTTGGCAGCAAGATCCTTGTAGCGTTTGTGACTGAGCAATGGTTCCTCGGAGAGCGAGAGTCCCATGGTATAGACGGCATTCTCTTTTTCATCCTCCTTGGGCTCAGCTCCCGCATACTGGCAGGTGATTTCTGCAAGGTCGCCTTCGGTGAAGTTCACGGTCGATTGAGCGACGGAGATGAATCCGATTTCTGGGTGAATGGTGTTGGGGCGAGGCATGAGCTGCACGGCAGAATTCCGATGGCATAGGAAAACTTGCGTGGCTGTCCACTTGCCCTCTTTATCGACCTGAACGCTGTAGCCTGGTTGCGGATAGAGGCGTCCGGGTTGAATGGAAACGTGTGTCGGCATATACGCCTGACCACGGCGTCAACCGAAGGCAGTCACGGATGCTGCACCACCCGGCTTGATCCGCTCGCTCATCGCGCGAAGAATCCGATTCGTTTCGCTGGTCAGTCGGTTGTTCTCGCGCTGAGCATCCAGCGTCCCGGACGAATAGCCGCCACCACCAACCTTGCCGAGTGAGGTGACGATGGGATCCATGGTCGTGGTGCTTGCTTGGGCCAGCGGATTGGCGACGTTGGATTTTTTTGGAGTGGTGGCACGGGCGACTTGCTTGATTTCCTCGGGCTTGGGCAGGGCATCGCGGATGGTTTCCATCACCTCATTAATGCGCTCACGCATGGCACTAGTATCGATCACTTCAGCCGTGTTGCGGAAGGTTTCACCGAAGCGTCCAACGATGTTTTCTCCCGCTTCCTTGAGCCTCTCTGCCACCTTGGCCGCGAGTGGTCCGAGTTGGTCACCGGCATCGCTGTAGCGGGCAGCGGCTTCGGAATCGAGGAAGTCGGCGGATTCCCTGAGAGCTCCTTGGGCGGAGTTGATCGATTCTCCTTTGCCGAAAAGTTCCGCGAGAGGTCTTGCGATTTCGAGGGCTTCGGCAAGTCCTTTTTGGAGGAACCCAACGGCACTGAGAAAGATGCCAATGAGGGCATTGCCCATGCCTTTCCAGAAGTCGGCGGTGGTGAGCACCTGGAAGTAGGTGATGGCCGTCTTGAAGATCTCGACGATGTATTGCCCCGCAGCGGCGATGGTGGCACGCAGGGTGGCCCAGAGGAAGTTCACGCCTTGGGCAAATCCGAGTTGCAGTCCCGAGCCAACGAGGTTGAGGAATTGCCCGCTCTTGAAGATGGCGATCACATACTGCACGGCATCGCGGATTTTGGTTCCTGCCTGCGCAGCTAAGGGAGCGAGTTTTTGTGCGAGTGCGATTGCCTGTTCTACCAGGGGACGGATCGCATCGTTGATCGGTGTGCCGAGAGTGAGGAACACTTCGTTGATGGTGTCCTTGAGCGTGGAGAAAAGCCCGTTGGTCGTCTTGCTCTGCGCCTCCATCATTCCTGCGAACTTCCCGCCTTGCGAGGTCATATCGATGAAGGCACGCTCGATGTTAGGGAAGCCAACCTTGCCGGACTCGACGAGTTTCTTCACCTCAGAGTCCGACACGCCGAACTGCTTGGCGAGCTCCCCGATGATTGGAATCCCTCGCCCCGTGAGCTGGTTGATGTCCTCGGCGAAGAGTCGTCCCTGCACTCGTGCCTTGCCATAGAGTTCGGCGATTTCGTTGACCGGTGCCTGCACTCCTGCCGATACGTCACCAATACGGGCGAGTGTCGCAGCCACGGTATCGGAACCTTCACCAAAGGCGATCAGCTTACGACCAGCATCGGCAAGTTCAGGAAACTCGAATGGCGTTCTGGCACCGAGTTCACGGAGTTGTGCTAGGGTTTGTTCGGCTTTGGCGGCATCACCGATGAGCGTAGTGAAGGCGACTTTGGTTTGTTCGAAGTCGGCGGCGGAAGTGACTGCCTTCATTCCTGCGGCCAATGCCACGCCGCCGCCAGCGAGAGCTGCACCGAGACCGACTTTCAATCCTGCTGCGGTCAGGCTCGCCATTTTCTTGGCAGAGGCAGAGACCATGGCCGTGGCTCCCGCCATCGATCGACGCAAGGCAGTGATGTCGGCTCCGAGGGTGACTGTGAGTGCGCTCATGCGCCGGGGGTGGAGTCAACTGGTGGATCAAAGAGTTGCACCGCCGGAAATCTTCGAAACGCATCTGCGTCCTACCAACGTCCGGCGGCACTGGTTTGTATTTGCCCGCTTTCACGGGACAGGGTCGCTGACCGGTTCCATCCGATTGGATCATTTGATCCGGGGCGGGCGGAGCTGGGGCGGGGCGGAAGCCTAGGTTGTTGTTCCGGTTGTCCGGGTTGTTCCTGTTCCGGTTGGCCGCGCGGCAGTTGGCGGCGTTGTTGTTCCACGAGCCGCCGCGGTTCACGCGGTTGACGCCCTAGCCAGCGCCCTATTTCGAAATTGCCACGAATGCCCCTCTCTGGCAAATGCAATGATGGCCTGTATCCTTTTTTGCCTCTCCCCATCATCAACCATGCCATCAATCTCAGCAAATCTCGATTTCCAGCGCCGACGAGACCGCCGGTTGAGCACACGCCACCCAGGGAGGATTCTAAAGCCACAGAAGTCCATCCCATGTTCGGTGCGGTTCATGTGAGCCTTTGATTTCAATTCCAAGCCAAGATCGTTCCTGACAAAACTGCCTAATTTCAGCCATGCCTGCCTCAGCTGGGCACCATCATCACCCCAAAGCACGAAATCATCCATGTAGCGGACATACCCCTGCACCCCGAGCTGCTCCAGACACAATCGATCTACCGGATTGAGATAAAAATTCGCCAAATGCTGGCTGAGCAAGCTGCCGATGGGCAATCCTACGCCTCTCCGGTCATACTGTCCATCATCGATCAGCTTGGCGTACAAAGCGAGAAGTCGCTGATCCTTGAATTTGCGCTCCAGTGCAGCGAGCAGCCGGTCGTGTGGTATGGATTCAAAATACTTGCGGATATCCAACTTGAGAAACCAACTGTGCCGTGCCGCGTGTTTAGTCGCTCGTTGCAGCGCGGCTAGCCGTCCCTTGCCCTTGCGGCATGCATAGCTGTCATAGACCAGCCAACGCTCAAAGTGCGGCTCACAAACATTCATGATGGCATGGTGCAGCACACGGTCCCGGAATGATGGTGCGGTGATCATGCGCTCCTTTGGGTCGTGGATGATAAAACGGGTGAAGCCGCTGCTCGTGACCTGTTCGTTTTGCAGATCGTTCTGCAATACTCGGAGATTTTTTTCCAAGCTGGCTTCAAATTTTCGCACGGCAGACCCACTACGGGCAGCTTTAGCCGCGCGCCAAAATGCGAGCCGCAGATTATCCCACTGCCAGATGACATCGTAAACACCCCCCAGTCGTTTCATGGTTCAGCCGCTGTTGTAGATGACTGGATTAGCGCAAGAAACGGCGCGGCAAATTTCCCCACCTTAGCTTCGCCGATTCCCGGGATTTTCCGTAAGCCACTCAAATCCCTGACATTCTGCCTGACCATCTCGGCAAGCTGCTCGTTGGTAAACACGGCATACACCGGCACAGCTTCTTGCTCAGCCAACTGCTTGCGAAGATCACGCAATTTGGCAAATATCTCGAACTGTTCCGGGTTGAGCACCTCCTTGTAATCAACTTTGCGGTCTGCTCTCCCCGGCGCGCCGTGGCTAGCACCTGCCGCTGGCTCGCCGTGAAGATAATCCACACACAAGGCCCAGAAGGAATCCAGCCCGCAATCCACAAAACGCCGCTCGATCGTCACGATTCGGTGCCTGGATAGAAAGCTGTTTAGCTCAGACTCCATGGCTTCTGCGTCTCTTGTTCGTATATGAAAAAATTTGAGTGCCATGCTTTTCTAATTCAAAAAAATTCACCCGCTTCGCGGGAAGACTCTTCGCTACGGCACTGAAGCCCTTCGTCTCCGGTTCGTCCCTCACCTCCGACTCCAGTCTTCATGCCTGCACTGCTTGTCTTGTTACTCGGATGGAACTAGGGCGGGGCGGAAGCCAAGGAAGGAGTTCCGGTGGCCCGGGACGCCCCTGAACCGGAAGGCCGCGCGGCAGCAGGCGGCGCCGCTGAGCCACGAGCCGCCGCGGCGCACGCGGAAGACGCCCGATGATGCTCCAGATGGATCCGTTCCACCAGAAAGTGAATCATCATACCAATCAGCGCACCACTCCCATACGTTCCCATGCATATCATGCAGCCCCCATGCGTTCGACTTCTTCATGCCCACTGGATGCGTTTTAAAGTCGCTGTTGTTACTATACCACGCCACTTCATCAATCTTGCCTCCTGAGTATGGACCTAACTCACCAGCTCGGCAGGCATACTCCCATTGTGCTTCCGCGGGCAATGCCATCTTTCCTCCATCAGTATTACCTATTTTCGTATTCAGCTTCTCTAAAAAATGTTGAGCATCTAACCAACTCACTTTTTCAACTGGTAGATTGTCGCCTTTGAAATTGCTTGGATTGTTCCCCATCAATGCGCGCCATTGTGCTTGGGTCACCTCAGTCTTCGCCATCCAGAATCCTTTGGTAAGCGTCACCTTGACTTGCTTTTCGTTGGAATTTCGATCCGCTTCTGACTCTGAACTTCCCATAGTAAAGCTTCCTGCAGGACACCAACAAAATGTCATCTTCACACCCGGTGCGATCTCCCAATCTCGTTCTTCTCCTGCTTTTTTGCCTTGAAAATTAGCCCGCGCCTCTGCGGCCTCACGCTCTGCATTTTCTTTTGCAGATTTCGCTAATACACGATGTTTTGCTACCATGGATTTCATTTTCTCAGAAACCTCCACTTTTTGAAATTCTTGCAGATCACCTGAGCTTCCAATTACGCTTGAGAGTATTCCATACAACTCTGCTTCCGATTGAATATCAGACTCATTAGAGACGGACATCGATGCCGTTGCAGCTCCCTCGATCGGTTCGTAACTCTTGAGCCAGCGGTATTGCTCAGTTTCATCTCCTACTTCGCGTTGGCTTCCTGCGATAAACCAAGTCTTGCCTTTTAATGGAACTGCAAAGCGACCATCCGCGTCCGTCGATACTTTCACTGACGAGGTAGAAGACGAAATCAATTTACCAAAGCTTTTACGCAACAGATCGCCTGCAAGCGCTGATTCAAGGAGATTTTTTGCCGTGCCAGATTCATCAACGATAGACATGCGAACCTTTTTCAACTCAGGAATCGGCATTGGCGATTCACGTACCATGTCCATCACTTCTCGAATGAAGGCTGTCATGTGATCGGAATCGATTTTTCGTTGGGCCTCTGCACGTGCTTCTTCCTGCATCCAAGACACCGTTGTTTTTGCCATGGTCTGAAATTCAGCATCCGGTATGACCAACACTTCCAGTCCGCCCATCTTGATGTTTTCGCGGCTTTTCGTGACAACAAATATCTGTCCAGTGACATCGATGGGCTTTTTTGAACAGGCGGTTAGGATCGCAAACAAATATAGAGCGCACAGCCCAATTGTAATGTTTTTCATAGTAAATTTTTGATTCATTGAGTTTTTCAAATACTTGCCATGTGCCCCATGGCGTTGAGGAGTCCATCATTTTCGTTGAACGAATCTTGCATGCTCACGCATCTTATTTACCAGTCAGAATCAGTGGATCAAGGGAATTTCTTGTCGTATTCTTGCTAAAGTCTCTCGCAAATCAGAGCCTGCGAAGCTCCACTCAGTCCTCACCCCTTTCCTGCGCAACAGGCAATGCTGATACTGAACGAGTTTCGCGAGCGGCATGAACATGATCCGTTCCTCGCTCCACCCAGTCTCAGCGGCAATGGCAAATACCTGTGCTGCTAGGAAGCCGGGCTCGTCGCAGGGAGGGGCTTTTTTCCGCTGATGTCTCCCATGGTTTCTACCTGAGCTGCTTCCAGTTCACGGCTTTGCTCTTCGAGTCGTTTGAAAGCGATTTGGAAATCCGCAGGGGTGAGTCCACCACAGAAGATCAGTGCAGCTTCGCGAAATCCTTGATCGTGGAATGAGGCTCGCACCACGTCGGGCCAAGGTGCGCAATGGGTGAATACGAATCCCATGATTGCCGAAGTGAATTCCGGTGTGCCGTCTGTGGGCGTTTCGCCTTTCACCAGTGGGTTGCCGGTTCTGAGGAGCACATCGTAACTGGCCAGCGATAGCGGGCGCATGGCATGGCCGCCGACGATGGTTTCAACGTCATGGA